TGGATGGGCTAGCCTGCACCGTTCTTGCTCGTGCGTGTCCTTCCACGCTGCCGCTTCAATGATGGCTCTCTTACGAAAGCCTGCGGTGCATACCCATGCACCTGCTCCTTGCTGCTCTTGGTGATTCTACACCTCACCCGTGGATAAGCGTGCGACGGGGCGCTGCGGGGCTTAGTCCCTTCGCAACAATTTTTGTTTGCTGCGATGGGTTGAATTATTACCCAAAAACAACTATTTTTATATTTTCTTTTGTAAAGTTATGTAAAGCTCGACAGCCTTTCTCGCAGACCCAAAACCTGCGCAGCAATGGCCTGCATAGCCCGCATCGCACAGGTATTTCAGCCACTCGCGCTGCTCAGGCGTCAGCCGCCCGCCCTTAGTGCGCTTCATTTCGATAAAGAGGCCGTGCTTGCCATTGGCGGGCACTGGCAGGAAAAGATCAGGGACGCCCGACCGCACGCCTTCTAATTGCAACTTGATTGCTTGCGCCTTGGCGCGCCAGCCGCCGTTAGGGATGGCGAACAGCCGCCCAGCGTACTGTGGGTAAGCCGCGTCAAACCACTGCACCAGCGTTACCTGTTCTGCGTGTTCAGTTGGCCACTTGGGGGGCGATTTTTCTTTGGAGTTTTGCATCGTCGCTTTCGTTGTTAAAACCTAAAATTTGCCAAAAATCACCGTCTTTGATGTAAGAGATCGTGCGCGGCTTTTCCGTAAAATTGGCGGTGGCCATGGCAAATGCTGCCTTGCGCCGCGCCGCTGTGTTGTTTTGTTCGAGCAGGTAAACGCTGAATTTTCGCCGCGTGGTGGTTATGGTGGCTGTGACCATGTCATTGCCCGCCCTGCTCAGGCCGCGCAGATACTCGATTTCTAACACTGCGTCGCATTGTGGCTTTGTCGGGTCTTTTTTGTGGGCAGTGTGCATGGCTACCAGTTTGTCATTCGGGTTTACAAGCTCTGATTTGCACACGCTACAAAACCGCGCCGCAATGTCGTTTTTGTGCTCACAAACGCCGCATTCTTTGCTGCTCCAATAGTAGTCACAGCGCGCGCCAGTACGGTCAGTATGCACGCAGCGCCGCCCGAAGTGCGCTGGCATGGGGACGAAGTGGCCGGGCTTGACTTCAGTCTCTATGCGCTGCCCAATAAGCGTCGTGAAATAGCCGTAATCATCTATAAGGTGGCCGTCTTCGTTTTGGCGCATGCTGAAAGCGTTAATTTTGCTACAGCTCTCGCACTTGGCTTCCAGTAGCTCCCCTGCGCCTTGGTAAGCCGCCGTGATTTGCGGCTTGTAAAGGTCTCCATCGGGGCAATGCCGCTGGATGTTTTCGGCATAGTCCAAAATTACGCACTCTGCCTTGCCATCATAAAGGCGCATGCCCCTGCCCATAATCTGTTGCAGCAAGCTCACCGATTCGGTCGCCCGCAAGATGGCAATATGGCTCACGCGCGGGCTATCGAAGCCCGTGGTTAGCACGCCCACATTGACCAAATACATGAAGCGCCCTGCGTTAAAGTCTGCGATGATTTTGGCGCGTTCTGCCTTGGGCGTTTCGCCCGTTACCAGCCGCGAATTGTCAGTGTGCAGGCTGGCCATAACCTCTTTGGCATGGTTTACAGTAGCCGCGAAAATCATCACCCCCGTGGCGCTTTGTGTTTGCGCCACTACATCGGCAACAATGGCGGCCGTTTTGCGACCCCAGCCTTCAAACGCCGCGCCTACTGTCGCCGCGCTAAATTGCCCATTGGCTTGCAGCTTTAGCCCGCCCGTGTCGTATTGAGCAGCGTTAATATCGCCCGCGCGCAGCGGGGTCAAAAAGCCCTGCGCTATCAAGTAGCGCGCGCTTATCGCATACACGCATTGATCAAAATATGGATTGTGCGCGATGTGTGCTGGCAGCGCTTTTCCGCTTGGGTCGAGCTTAAAAATGAAGCCATCGCGCAGGCGGTACGGTGTGGCGGAAAGCCCACACACGCGCAAGTTAGGCGCGGTTTCTTTCATGTCCTCAATAATGGTTTTGATGGTTGTGGTTATGCCGTGGCACTCATCCACAATCACGCCCGCAAACTGGTGCCCCATGCGCTTTGCCACGGCCTTGAAAGTGCCAGGCGTTGCAAAAATCACTTGGTGGCGCAGGCTCTTTGATACGCTGGCGCTAAAAATGCTGCACTTTTCGCCGATGGCAACATACTTGGCCGCGTTTTGTTTCACCAGTTCTGCGCTTGGCGCAAGGCACAGCACGCGCTTGCCGCCGCTCAGGTCGTAGAGAGTCTTGGCAAGCATGGCGATGATGATTGATTTGCCAGCGCCCGTGGCGGCCTCCACTAGCACGGGCTTAGTGTGGGCGCGCCACGCCGCTATTACATCGTCGTGGGCGTCTTGTTGGTACTGTCTAGGCGCTAGCACTTAATACAGCCTCCAGCTTTCGCTGGGCGCGCCGCGCCACTGCTCAAGGTCAGCATCTGGCGCTAGCACTTTGAGCGCCTTGGCATAGCTTATAGACCCTTCGCGCTTAACCAGGGTTAGATTGCGCCCGCAAACAGTCGCATCTTTACCCCCTGCCAGCTCGATCAAATTGGCCATGGCCATTTTCTCGGCCTCAGCCGCTTCCTTTTGGCGCGTGCGGAGCATGTCAATTTCGCGCAGCAGCGCCTCCACTTCGTCGCCTTCCAGCTCTTTGCGCAACGGCTCAAGGTGCGCAGAGTTGCCCAACTCTGCCAGCAGGCGTTTATAAAAAGCGTCGAGCGCCCCGTGGTTGGTATCTAGCCATCCCTCGTCAAACTCTACGCGCTCGATTAGCATCGACTCTTTGATGTAATCGCCATCTAACGGGTCGCCCATGGGCGCTATGTACTGAGCAAAATAGGCGTGCTTGCGACCAGTGGCAAGCATTTCCATTTGCACCTGCGCCGCGTAGTGTGGCTGCTCTGCCAGCGGCTTAAAGTCGCCGCCATTGCGGATTCCGTAGGGCACTTTGAGCTCTAACACGCCGCCATCATCTGTCAGCCCGTCGGGGCTTGCGCCCATGCGGTCGCCATAGGCAAAAAAACCACACTGCTCGACACTCAGCCCGCTTTCGCGCATGAAGCAAAGCAATGCGCGCGCCTCGTTGTTGTTGCCGTGATCGGTGGCTGGGTTGCCCTTAAATTCAGTCTCAGCGCCGTGGTAGGCGCGCACCATTTCACGGATTACCGCATCGGGCTTTTGCCAAGGGCTAAGGCCAAGGGTAGCCCCGACCCTGCCGCCCGTTATGCGCATATTGCGCGATTCGTGCCACGCTGCGCTTTTCTGCGCTACAATTTGATCAGCCATGTTTTATCTCCTTTTGCATGGTGTTTTTAATAGCCCGCTTTATGCGGGCTTTTTTTGTGTTCTAAAAAGGTACATCGTCCGTGTCAATGGCGGGGGTCGGCGCGGCTTTTACTGGTGCAGACGCCAGCGGTTTGCGCGGGCTGACAGCTTTTACCCAGTTGCCTTTTTTGCTTTTATCGTCAAGCTCCCAAGTGCCAAGCTGCAAGACCATGGGCTGATTGGTGATGGTCGCCAGGCTTGCGTCGCTTGGCGTGCTTTCGCCAGCTTTTTCCATAGCTGCGAATAATTTACCGCCAGCATTGGTGGCGATGGCCGCCAGCATGCGTTTGTGCTGAGCGCCCTTGGCTGGGTCATAAACTTTGAGCTTTTGGAAAAGAACCCTATTCGCGTATTCCGCTGGCTGGCTCACGCGCCACTTCAGCTTAATGGTTTCTTCTAAGTTATACATATCGTTTTTAGCGTCTTCGCAGACGGCTAAAACCTTAGTGTCATTTGGGATTAAGGCAATTTCGCCGCCGCCCAATTCAAAATTGCCGGTGCCCTTGGTGTCCGTTGTTTCAAAAAATGACATGATTTATTTTCCTTCGTTATAAAACTTGATGAATTGTAGGATAGGGTTTTCGCCGTGAATGACATCAATCTCCGATGGCATTCCGTAGCGGTTTTTGGCGTTTATGTAACCGACTTGTCCGTCGCTGCTAGCAACTAGCTTGCGATCACCCGTGTGGGTGATTCGCCCGTATTTGGTAGTCTGGCCTTTGCGGTTTTGCTCACTTCCTAAAACCAGTTCATCCTTACGCAAGTAAAGCACCGCGTCGCTTTGGGCGACATAAGCGCTCAGGGCTTGGCCATCCATATCAAGGCTAAAAACGCTGTAATCCGCCGCTGCGTCGGGGCGGTTGCGGATTTTCTTGATGCCCGTGTGCGCAAGAAAGACGATCCCCATTCCTTTTACCGCGCGTAGCTGTTCGCACTTGTAAATAAATTCGGCGTGCCAGCTTGCGACTTCAGCAAAGCCTTTGTGGAAGCCGCCGCTAGCGTCTGCCACCGTGCCCACTTTGTCGCGCAAGGCGATCTCGTGCCCAAGCAAGCCGTCGAGCGTTGTTATGGAGTCGATAACCAGCGTCTTGTAACCGTGCTGCGATTGCATCAATTCGTCCAGCAGCGCCAGCAACGCCGCCCGTGTGCTTTTGGTAATGTTGCCAGCGGCGTCTTGTGCAGCCTTTGGCAAGCGTGGCAGCACAGCTGGTTGCGCGTCTGCCTCCCAGTTTTCAAATACCGCCGTGCCATCCTCGGTTGGTAAAATGATAGGGCTTGGGAACAGCGCACCTAAGGTTGTCTTGCCAGTGCCCGGGCTGCCCACGATGGTGATCATCGGTGGCTTTAATTTAGGCTTAGTCGCCTTTTCGAGCATGCTCATTGTGTTTCTCCTTTTGGTTTGCAAACTTTACTAATTTTTGTATCGTGCCAAGCGTCGGGTTGCCGTTCCTTCTGCTTATTACATTCTCAACAGTAGATAGGCTTAACCCCGACCAGGCCGCGATTTCATGCGGGTGGTACGGCTTCAGCCGTTTGATTAAATCGTCCAACACATTGATTCCTCCTTTTGTTTAGACACCGCAATATTAGCCCCAAAAGAGGCTAAAAACTCACTACGCCTTGTAAAGATATGTAAAGATTCGACCATTCTTGCTGGTCACTTTATCGCTGCGCACCTTGCCGATTTGCTCTAAATGCTCAATGGCGCGCTCTACATCTTCCAGTGCTACCTTAGAGCGCCCTACCGCATTGCGCACGCGGCCTGCTGTGGTGTGTTCGCCCGTGCCTAGCTTTTCCATGAAGCGCATCACGCCCGCAAGTAGCCCGTCCCCGCGCTCTGCTGATTTTCGGCTTGCTAGGCTGTCGCTGCTGCGGGCGCGCTCGATTTTGTCGAGGGTCACGGATTTAACCAGTTCATGTGCCCACTCCATCTCAACGCGGGTTATCGTGCCCGAGCTGGCGGCCAAAATGCCAGCTACCTTAATAGCCAATTCTTGCGCACCCATGGCTTGGCTTTCTAAGTCGCTGCCTGAATCGCGCTCGATTTCGGCAACGCCAAGCCAATACTGGCCAACTTTGGACAGGAAGGCAAGGCCGTCCTCGCTCCACTGGATGTATTGCCAGTCGCCTAGTCGCTCGACACGCTCGCCGCCATTATCTGCGCTGCCAGCTTGGAGCAGCGCTGCTAGCCTGCCTTCTATATGCATTGGTAGATCGGCTTGGCTGACTTCGCTTTGTGGCTTTTCGCGGGGCACGGTTTCGGCTTCTTCAAAGATCAGCGCTCGCCCTAAAAACCCGCCAGTCAGTAACCAGCTATCCTTATCCAGCGCCGCATTGAAGCTGCTCGGCTCGGACAGTGCAAAGAATGTTAGGTACGGTTCCACCAGCCCGGATGTTGCCGCTTCCAGCGCTTTATAAGCACGCGCCAGCTCGCCATGTGGGTCTTCCTTGGCCAGCGCCGCTGGGTTTTCGCCGTCTGCTAGCCCCATTTTTTTGCATATTGCACCGATGCGGCGCTCTGCCAGCTCCTGCATTTCCCGTTTCATATCGCCCGATAAGCCGTGGCTGCCCGTGGCTTCAGAGTACATCGCGATCATTTCGGCCAGCAAGTCTTCTAGGTAATGCGCCCCGCTTTTGCCAGCGCCCGCTAGCTTTTCGAGCTGCTTGCCGAATTCATCATACACATAGTGCACGGCCTGGTGCTGGATGGCATTGCGCACCAGCTCTTGCGATGATTTGAATTTGCCGTGCGTGGCCGGCGCCAGCCCTAGCGCTTTGTGCGCCATGTCAATACATCGCTTGATCGCGCCCTTGCCCGTCCGACTGCCAGCGATGCCGATAGTGATCAGATTCAGCGAGGTGTCGCGCCCTGCCACTAGGTGCGACAGGCCAGCCGCGTTGCTGACAATTTGCAGCGCCGCCGCAACTGCCAGCCGTGGCCGTGGGTAGGCGCATCGGGAATTTATCCATGTGGTTATCTCACCCACAAGCCCAGGCGGTGTCAGTAGGTCAATGCGGGGCGGTGCAGCCTTTGGCGCTTCCTCTTCCCATTCGGTGTTATCGATGAAGGTGACGGGGTCTGTGTAGCCGTGCTGCTGCGCAAGGTGTCTGATAGTGCCAGCGGTAATCGGGCTGGCAGACTTGCCAAAGCCGTGCCACTTTTGCGCCATCTGCTCCATATCCTCTTTTGGGTTGCCGATCAGCGACCATTCTTGCCAAAGCGCAAGGCCATCCGCGCCGCCGTCCGTGGCATGGTGCAGCGCCATGCCGATGCTAACCCACTCTGCGTAACCAATTGCTGCATCATTGGGTATGCAGGCCAGCATCTCGGACAGCGTGCCAGCTTCTATTTCGCCGTGTGTCCCAGCAACACGGGGCACGCGCTTGATCAAATTGATCAAGGAGGCAGGCGCGTCGCCAACGCTGTCAGGGCTACCATGCAGGCCGCTGTAACGATGCCCGCTGGCGTGGAGGCTGTAATCGCCCACTACATAACCACTGCTCTTAAAATCGACGCCTGGCAGGTCTTTGTGCTTGCTCACTAGGTCGATACCGGCGGGCGCCTTGAAGTACCAGTGCTCACCGTTTTGGCTACCCGTCTGCACAATGTAGCCACAGGCCGCGCGGACGTCAGCCATTTGCTTGGCGCTCTCCCATCCTCCATTGCGACCGTCGACATCCACCACCAGCAGCCCGCTAGTGTTTACAACGATTCCGTAGCCGTCTTGTAGCTGGTTGCCAAAGAAATGGCCGTCCTCGTCCTCTAAAAATTCGAGCTGATCGGTGTCCCACTCAGGCGTGGTTTGCCAAGATGTGGCGCGCGGGTGCTTGCCAACGGCTTGGCACTCAGGGTTGCCACAGCCACAGCCGCCACCTTTGGCGATAGGGTGCAGGGGAAAAATGCGCCAGCCTGCTGCCAGCGCGTCGGTGTAGTCCATCATCTTTTTGCTCTCCTTAGCGGGTGGCCCAGCGTTTAAATGCCTATGGTGTCTATTTGCGCCCTTATCGGCGCACATCCAAAGTTGAACAGATGGGCTTGCTCTTTCTGTAAGTCATTGTTTTTCATAGGAAAAACTCCATAAAAAAAGCCTTGTGAAGTGTCCGGTTCGCCAAAACCCCAGCACAGTAACTGGTTGGACACTTCACAAGGCTTACTGGTTTTAGGTTTTGGCATGGCGATTGTACACCAACATTTTGCAGTCCAAATAATACCCTACAGCTTGATTGCTATACTTTTTCAAGTAAAAAATGATAGTGCAGAAATGATAGCAAAATGGCACTTTCTGGCGATGGTTAGTAAAATCCTAAGATCAAAAGGGGGAATGGTTAGTGTTACTATCCATGTGTAAGCCATTGATTTTGTTCACTTTTCTTTGATGGTTAGTAAAAAAGGAGGTTAGTAGCGTAGTAGACATAAATACCCATAAATTTAGACCTAAAAAGTAACTAGAAAAACACCCTATAAATACCTAAAAATACCCAATATAGAGAAATAGCTATATAGCCTTAAACATTTCTTTTCTCTACCCCCTTTATTTAATATATATACTATTCTACTAACTATACTATTCTAGATATAGAAGCCTTATAAATCAACAACTTAGAGCAGTTTCGTAGATAGTACATGAACACTAAGCTACTTACTATCCTAACGATGTATTTGCGCAACGGTTTGCCAATTGGGGGCATTTTGGTGGCAGAATGGAGGGCTTAAAAAGGAGATGGTGATGCACGAAAAAGACCCACACGGCCTAGACCAACACCAAGCTGGCGCGAAGCTGGACGCGGGCAAGGTTCGCCCCTCGTTGGTGCTAAATGGCTTCGCAGACGCTTTGGCAGAGGTGTTCGAAGTGGCAGAGGGCGGCGCCCAAAAGTACACACCCTACGGCTGGCGCGAAGTGGCAGACGGCGAAACCCGTTATAACGATGCCAAACTGAGACACCAAAACGCTGCGGCTAGGGGCGAGGTTTACGA